ACAATGACAATCCCACGGTTTCGGGCAGGGAGCTGCACGAGTTTTTAGCGGTGAAATCCAAATATGCAGACTGGTTCAAAAACATGTGTGCCTACGGGTTTACTGCGAACACTGACTTTTCTGCGTTTTCTAAAAATTTAGAAAACGGCGGGCGCACAATAGACCACCAGATCACCATCGAAATGGCCAAAGAAATCTGTATGCTCCAGCGTAATGAAAAGGGCAAACAGGCGCGACAGTATTTTATAAATCTGGAAAAAGCATGGAACACACCCGAAGTGGTCATGTCGCGGGCATTGAAAATGGCCGCGAACAAAATCAACGCGCTTTCGCTAGCCAATTCCGAATTGCAAGCCGAACGCGAGAGAAACAAGCCCCTTGTATTATTCGCGGAGGCAGTTTCGGTATCCAACAGTGCGATCTTGGTCGGAGAGCTTGCCAAAATCCTAAAAGGCAATGGTGTAGAAATCGGACAAAACCGGTTGTTTGAAGAGTTGAGGCAGATGGGCTATCTCATTAAGCGTAAGGGTACGGATTATAATATGCCCACCCAGCGCAGCATGGAGCTGGAGCTATTCAAAATCAAGGAAACAGCTATCACACACGCGGATGGACACGTGACAACCAGCAAAACGGCGAAGGTGACCGGTAAAGGGCAACAGTATTTTGTCAACTTGTTTCTTAAAAAGCAATCCGCATGATCAAACTAAAATAGCATAGTTTTCATACAAAAGGAGCTACTCACACGAGTGGCTCTTTTTGTTTCGGAAAATGGTAAGGAGGTATGAACCGTGGCAGTTTTGAGTGCAGTGTTTAAAGGTGTTGATGACCTAAGCTCCATTTTTGACAGAATGGCAAATAGCGGCGCGCGGGCGGTAGATCAATGGGAAAGCGCAAACAGTATTGCGAATAGTGCTTTTTCGCAAGCCAGCACCGGGGCAGAACAAACCGCAAAGGCTATGCAAACGGCTGCTGATTCCACCGATAACTGGGCGCAAGCTGTTGGCTCCTATGATAAGATCGCGCTGGAGGCCATTGACGCAACCCAAGAGCTTGTAGACCTGGGCTACAAAACGGAGGACGCACTCACCGCAGAGGCTGAGGCCGCAACGGAGGTTACCAATGCGTTTAATAAAAGCCTACAAACTACAGAGGAATTAAAATTTGCCAATTCAGAGCTAGAAGCGGAACTACAGCAGCTTCAAAATACTTATACTGAAACCGCTACTCAGTTTGGTGAAAATTCAGACGAGGCAAAGGTTCTGCAAAAGGAGATTGGGGAACTCTCTAAAGCAATTGATCAAAACAAGAAGGAATTTGCCGATCTTGGATCGGCGGCTGAGGATGCTGGCAAGACCAGTACGGACGCAGTGCAGGATTTGTCAAGTGCGCTTGCGGCGGCGGGTATTACAAAAATTGTGAGCGATATTACAAACTCGGTTATGGAGATGGCAAATGAGTTTTCTAATGCGGAAAGCGCGGTAGTCAAAATGACCGGGGCGACCGGCACTCAGCTCGATAGTCTCAGCGGTTCGATGATGAACGTTTACGGTTCAAAAGGCAAGGATTTATCTACTGTTGCCGAGGGGATTAGTGAGGTTAATGTTAGGTTAGGGATTCAAGGGGAAGAACTAGAGAATACTACAAAACTGTTTATGAATTATGCAAATATTAACAGGACAGATGTTGTAGGATCGGTTCAAACCGTCGCTAAAGTTATGAAAAATTGGGATGTTGATATTTCCGATACTGAGGGACTGCTTGATAAACTATCGCTTGCCAGCCAACGCTCCCACGCTTCTGTCGATCAGTTGAGCGACATGGTGGTTACTAATAAAGCAACGTTGCAGCAGCTCGGGTATGGACTTGATGAAAGTATTGCACTTTTGGCCATGTTTGAGGACGAGGGGTTAAATGCATCATCAATAATGATGGGTTTCCGCTCAGCGGTTACGGGTTTCGCTAAGGATGGTAGGGATGCCTCTACGGCCATGCAGGAAGTTATTGAGGAAATTGGCAATATGGCCAATGAAAGTGATGCAACGTCTCTTGCCATTGAAACATTTGGCAGTCGAGCAGGTGCGGAACTTGCGTATGCAATTAAACACGGTAAATTTGAGATTCAGGACTGGATTTCTGCCGTGGCGGAGGCAGATGGGACGTTATCCAAAACAGCCGACGCAGCCTCCACCATGCAAGGAAGATGGGCAAAGGCTTCAAACAGCATGAGTGCCGCTTTTTCAAAGGTTGTTTCACCCGCCGTAGAAAATATATCTATGAAGTTTGCAGATATGGTTGGCAAGGTTGGTGAGTATTTGAATCAGCATCCTAAAATTGTCGCCGCGCTATCTGCTGCAGCCGTTGGTATCGGAGTAATTACGGTTGCTGCTACAACATTCGCGTTGGTTACCAGCCCCATGGTCGTTACAGCCATAACCGCCATATGGACGTCAATGGGACCCGTCGGGTGGGCTGTTCTTGCCGTTGCAGGACTAACTGCAGCGGTAGCATCATTCGTAGCGATATTGGAAGCAAATAAACCGGAATACGAGCAATGGAGTGCTGCAACAAGAAACCAATATAACGAGCTGCAACAACTTAACAACGAATATGACCGTACCGTAGAAGAGTTGGGAAAAACCTCCGCCGAAGCGCAGCTACTCAAAATTAAAGTCGACGATATGACAGATAGTTTTGAATCCTCAAAGATTACATTTGACGATTATATTGCTAAGTGCAATCAAATGCACGAAGAGCATGTAAAACTTATCACTGACTATGAAAACGCTATGAGCGGAATTAAAGAGGAAGGCGCTGGTACACTTGTACTAATTGATAGGTTAGAGTCACTTGCTTCTTCAACTACACATACATACACTGAGAAGCAACAAATGTTAACTATTATTGATGAGCTAAATAAGAGGATTCCTGACCTTTCTCTTTCCTATGAAAGCCTTACCAACTCTGTTGACGGTACGACTAAATCAATGAGAGAACAAGCAGAGACGCTTTATGAACAGCGCCGCATAAACAGAGATATTGAGCAGTATATTACCCTCCTCGAAAAGCAGGAAACACAAGCCACAGCCGTTAATAAAGCGACGAAAGAAACGGCTGCAGCGTTGAGGGAATATCAGTTGAACTGCGATTACTACAGCAATTGGTTCGACTATCTTGATCCTGTAATAGAATATGACAAACATAAACTGTACAAAAAGTATAAAGAGGCTTACGATGCAGAAATGGTAGCACGTGCTGACTATGACGAAAATGCTGAACAAATGAGGCAAATTAATCTGGGTTGGGATGATATTGATAAGGCTATGGAGGAGGCCGCAAACGCACAGATTACCAGCGCGGAGGCCGTAAACGAAGCTATTCAGTCACAAGCAGCGGAGCTGCAAGCCCTCGCAGAAAAGTACGATCAGGCGTATGAATCAGCACGTCAGAGCATTGAAAGCACATGTGGCCTGTTCAATACAATGGCAACGGAGGCGGGGGCATCCAGTGCAGAGATAATTGAGGCATGGCAAAGTCAGATTGATTTTCTTAATATCTATGATGAAAATTTGCAAAAGCTTGAGGAATTCGACCTTGACCCGGAATTCCTTAAGAGGTTGAGCGATGGCAGTCAGGACAGCGCAAACCAAGTGAATTCCCTGATAGGCGAATTAGATGGCTTAGACCCCGAGGAGGCAGGCAAAAAAATCAAGGAAATAAATGATAAGTTTGCTGAGCTTTCCACTGCAAAGGACAATACAGCTACGACTATGGCTGAGATCAAAACTGAATTTACCACTGAAATGGACGAAATTCAGAAAAAGATGAAAGAGTCCGTAGATGATATGGACATGAGCCATGACTCTGCAGTGTACGCAAAGATGACCATTCAAGCCTATATAGACGGTATTAAATCCGGGGTTGACGATGCTAGAACCGCCGCCGAATCTGTAGCAAGTGCAGCGGCCAGTGCCCTCAGCGGTAAGGGTATTTCTACTGTAGGCATACCCGGATTTGCGACCGGCACAACTAATGCCCCGGACATGTATATCGCGGGTGAAGATGGGCCGGAGTTAATCGTTGGCGCGGGCGGGAGCACCGTATTTCCCTCCGAGGCAACTAACGATATACTTGCGGCAGCCGGGCACGTTTCTACTAATATTGCAGCACCGGAAAGCATGGTAGGGGCAGATACACAGGGGTCCGGCGCAAAAGAAGAAAAGAAAATTCTGCTGGAGATCAACGGTTCTGGCTCTATGGCAATCGACAAAGGCGCGGATAAAAACAGCATGTTGGAAATTCTGATTGAACACGTTAAGCCAGTATTGCTGAATATTCTAGGGCAGGAGGTTTATGAGGAGGGGGACTTAGCCTATGAGTTCTAAGTATCAGATGTGGCTTACATATAACGGAGAACGTGAAAAGCTGAGATTCCCTGTCCTTCCTGAGAGTTACAAGATCAACGACGGTAGCATGAACAAAACTGTTACTATTGTTGGATTGGGCGAAATTATCATAAAGCAAGACCGCCCCGCGTTGCTGATAAGTTTTTCTTGCTTTTTCCCTGCTAAAAAGTTTTCCGGTATACAGGTGCCAAAAGTTACCTCGCCGCAGACGATAAAAAAGCAGATAAGAAAGTGGAAAAACGGAGAGAAGCCCGCACATTTCATTATTACGGGAACGGATGTTAACATCTATTGTACTATTGAAAAGTTCGATTGTGAAGAAAAAGGAGGAGATGTTGGCAGCATATATTACTCCATTGCCCTAAAGGAGTACAGAGAGATTGCGGCGCGTCAGGTTAAGGTTGATATTCCTACGCGCAAAGCTACTATCTCCGACAACTCTCATACCCGCACCGACAACCGGGAGCAGCAGAGAACCTATACGGTGGTTTCGGGCGATTGCCTTTGGAATATCGCCGAGAAATATCTTGGTTCCAGTAGTCGGTATCCTGAAATCTACGAGCTGAACAGGGATATAATCCAGAATCCTAATTTGATTTATCCTGGTCAGGTTCTTAAATTACCTGTATGAGCAGATTGAAACTGATTGTTGTTAAGGGTAGTAACGCATATGACATGAGCGAGCTTGTCTCAACCGTCACATGGGCCGGTCGAAAGGGCGCGGCGGCTCGTACCCTTAACGTAACTTTTGTTGACGATGACGGCTACGGTCATGCGCGCACTGGCATCAATGTTGAAAAAGGACACCAGTGCATTTTTTATTGGGATAAACAAGAGCTATTTCGTGGCATGTTTATGAAGCAGGATCAGAGCCGAAATAAAATTATGCCGGTTACTGCTTATGACAACGGGATTTACCTTGCAAATAACAAAGATACATTCAATTATACCGACACGCGGGCAACCGACGTGTTTATTGACTGCTGTAGACGGTTCGGTATTCCTTACGGTGCTGTTGCTGACACTGACTATAGAATTCCTGAACTGCCAAAACCCCGCACGACTGCATGGGATGTTATCTGTGACGCGCTTAGCCTTACATACAAGGCTACGGGGATAAGATACTACCCCGTTTGTGTTGGCGATGAAATGAGGCTTATAGAGCGTCGTATGAATACCCTGCAGTGGGTTCTGGAAACCGGGGTTAACCTTGAGGACTACAAGCTGTCAAAGAGCATTGAGAAGGTGAAAACCCGGATCAAATTGCTATCCAAAGAAGGGACTGTTCTCGCTGAGGAGGTTGATGCGGCTCTTGAGAAAAATATCGGTGTGTTTCAAGATGTGGTTCAGTTCGACGATGAGATGAACGCCGGGCAGCTCCAAGAGCTGGTTAAAACCACGCTTGATGAAAATAATAAGCCGGATCGACAGCTCAGTATTTCCGCACTTGGCCTCGCGGACGTGATAACTGGAACGGGCGTTTTCACCATCATAAAAGAGCTGGGGATATCCAAAACTCACTATGTCGAGGAGGATTCTCATGTTTTCCAAGGTAACTATCATCAAATGAAGCTCAAGCTTGTACTGGCGACCGATACAAACATACCAAAGAAAAACAGAGCGGCAGGGTAATACGCAGGAGGTGATTTTTTGGGTAAACAGGACACGCAGGAGCCGACGAGCCTCAAGCAGGCCTTTCAAAACATAATTCCGCAAGATGTTACTATACTGCAAGGGACTGTCATTTCAGCTTCTCCGCTCAGGATACAAGTCATTAACGATGAGAAACTTGTTCTTTCATCTAACCTCATTTGCTTACCGAAGCACCTGACTAATTATAAAATGACGGTAGATATATCGGGCGGTAGTGCACAAGCCAGTTTTGCTTCCGGCGGATCACATGAGCATGGTTCGGGTGGAGGGCATACGCACGACAATGGGACGCATGATGGTCATAAAGATGATAACAACGGTACGCATGGGCATACAGGGGGCAGTCATTCCCACGGCGTTGCTGGTGATCACTTACATGCGGTATCGTCGTTTTCAATAACCGGGGCAACCATGACTATCGACAACGCACTTAAAACTGGCGAAACCGTTTATATCCTGAGCTTCAACAAGGGGAAAAAATATTATATTTTAGACAGGGGGGCGTGATTTGTGGGTGCTACAATTCCAATTCCCATAGACAGTGTCGAACAAGAGCGGGAGCAACCTTCCCTTACTTACCGGCTTGACCTTGAAAGGGGACGAATTATCGGAAAGGTTGATGGTCTTGAGGCGGTAAACCAATTTATACGCAAGGCACTCATGACTCCGCGCTTTCGATGCATTGCCTACAACAACCAGTATGGAAGCGAGATAAAAGAGACGATTATCGCCGGAGATGCCTCCCAAGAGTATATTAATTCAGAAATGCCCCGGATAGTAAGGGATGCATTGTTGGCAGACAGCCGAATCCTTGAAGTTCGGGACTTTTCTTGCTCTTTTAAGGGCGAAAACGCTTATATACAGTTTGCTGTCGACACGGTTTTTGGAACGACTGTCATTGAGGAGGTGATATAATTGTTCGATGATAGAACAAAGGAAAATATCTTGAAGGAATGCTTTGCTGAAGCTCCAGACGGAATAGACCTGCGACCCGGTAGTATATTCTACGATGCAGTTGTCTCGACGTGCGGAAAAATTGCTCAGTTTTACGCGGATATTCGCCATGCTGTTGACCTTGTATTTCTTGCTACTGCTGTAGACGAGTATCTTGATCAAAAGGGTTCTGAGTATATGGTGTTTCGGCTTCCCGCAACCCTATCGCAGTATGAATACCAATGGACAGGTGCAGTTGAACCGGGTGTTGGTGAACGATTTTTTACACAAGGGCTTTATTTTACTTTAAGGCGTTCCGAAAATCATTCTCTTTTCCTTGAAGCTGAGATACCCGGAGACAAAAGCAACAATATTATACCAGGTACACATGCCGTTTGTCAACATAATATTCCGGGTTTGGTTACATCCACCTTTGGGAATCTTATTGAACCCGGAGCCAGTATCGAAAGCGATGATGATTACCGGGAACGCATAAGGGAGAAGATTTCAGGCCCCGCAGAAAACGGAAACCGGCAACATTATAAAACATGGTGCGAATCGGT